CTTGGGTTCCAGGAGGAGCACAAGCAACAGTAGAACTCGATGACAATGGTAACATGAAGTTTATCAGCGCATCGGTTGGAAGTATGTCGTTAATATTTCTCCAGGATATTGATTTGTTTAGTTCATTTAATCCACCTACAATTATCCAAGGTCCAGTATTTGGTATATCGAGTGGTAATGTTGCTGGTACCAGTATTAACGTTGCTACTAATGCACGGCGAAGATCTTTGTCGCGCACAGGCGAAGATGGTACTTCAGGTGATCCACTTTACGAACAAATTGGGGTTGGTACTGATGGAACATCAGACGAACGCAGGGAGTTAATTGACAGTATTCGTGCACAGCTTGGTTGGCCAGTTGTTGCAGTTGAGCTGACAAAATTCCAGTTTGATCAAGCGATTAACGGTGCTCTTGAAGAACTACGAAAGAGAAGTTCAATAGCTTATAAGCGTGCATATTTCTTCCTTGATATAGTTCCTGGAGTGCAGCACTACAAACTAACAAATAAGACGGTTGGGTTCAATAAGATTGTTAGTGTCATGGATATTCGCCGAGTTGTATCTTCGTTCTTGGGCACGGCTGAAGGACAAGGTATCTATGGACAAGTCTTGTTACAACATTTGTTCCACATGGGCACATTTGATTTGGTAAGTTATTACTTAGTTAACCAATATATTGAAGATTTGTCACATTTGTTTGCAACAGAGATTGAATTCCTATGGAATGAAGATACAAGAACACTTTCTATGCTTCAAACGTTCCAACAAAATGAAAGAGTTTTGATTGATGCTGTTATGGAACGAACAGAACAAGAGTTGATCTTAGACAGATATGCAAAAACTTGGATTGAAAGATGGGCAATGTCTGAAGCACGCATGATGCTTGCTGAGATTAGAGGTAAGTATGCATCGTTGCCTGGAGCAGGTGGTGGTGTATCACTAAACGCCGGTGAATTAATTGCAAGAGCTGAACTTGATATGGCCGACTGCATATCACAGATCGATGACTACATTGTTGACAGTGTTGAAGATATTGGTATGGCTGCTCAGTTCTTAATTGGATAAAAATGAAATGGAAGAGGTAAGTAATGAAACTATGTGAACTACATCCAATAATGAAACGCGTTGAACGTATGATCAGCCGACGCAAGTACATGAATAAGCGAAGGTTGTGGAACAAAAACCGACGTAAGGATAAGCGGAAGCCTGCTAATGGATAAAAAACGATTACTTAAACTCGCTGGTATTCCACTTAATGAGGCTGCTCAATCTAGCGACGAAGAACTTGCTCGAGAAATACTTCACGAAATTCTCGAAAATATAGATGATAGATGGGATCCTGATGACGCATGGTCTCGTGTGCATGGGATGGGTGATGAAGAAATATCTTTTGCACAGTACAAAGCTAACCGAGTGCAAGATTTATACAAAACTCCTGGAAGTTGGATGAAGCATTCGTATGTAATGCAAGATGCAGTTAATGCATATCGTAAAAGGCTTCGTGTTATAGTTAAACGATTAGTTAAAGAAGAACTAAAGACAATTCGACGAGAAAAAATAGCACGAAAGAGACAAAGAGAAAGGTAATGTTGTTAATAGAAGTTGCCCAATTTAACCCACAAGATATAGCTAAGGCGATGGTCGACGAACTCGAACATTGGATACGTCGCAACCATCAACGTTACGCAGACGAAGTCGCCTCTGGTAAAGAAAGATGGGAAGACATATGGGTTGAGGAAGATCCCGATCTATATGTACACAATGAGTTAAAAGGAGCCTTGAAAGCTCCTGCATCTACAATGAACGATTCAAATACGCTTAAAACCCTAGTTAATGCATATAAACGTAGTGTTCGACAGGATGTTAAACCTCTTGTTATAGCTGAAATTAAAAAGAGAATAGCGCCGTTTCGACGAAAATTGATAGGTGCAAAAAGACAAAGGGAAAGGTAATGGATAAAAAACGATTATTGGAGTTAGCTGGTGTTCCGCTTAATGAAGCTGCTTTTTTTGATTCACCTGAAGATGTAATCAAAGCACTCATGCATGAGTTCGATTTTATGGCCAACGTTGACCCCAAGTTTGATTTCGACCAACAAGCAATACTCCGCGATATAATTAGAAGGTATGAAAAAGAACCAATAGTGCGACGAGCTCTCATAGGTGGAAAAAGACAAAGGAAAGGTAATGGATAAGAAACGATTGTTAGAACTAGCTGGTGTCAACGAAGACGAAGAATACAATAGAGCCGTTCGATATCTGGCTCAAGTTGCTTCAATGCGCGCTCTAGAAAAATGGGAAGAAGAACCAGATTACATAACCGATCTTTATGGTAGTATAAGTGATTATGCTGAGGAAGTTTTTGATGATCAGATTGCCACGGACGTCAAAGAAATTATTGAAAAGACTACTAGACGACAAGAAATAGGTAGGAAGAGACAAAGAGGTAATGGTAGATAAATTTGACCCACCAAAAAGCTGTCCACCAATTCCCGATGATCTAACATGTAAAGAGTTTCAGTTAAACAAACTGATTGACGCATGTTTCATCGATAGTGTGGTAAACGAAAACCTCAATATTGGAGGTGCTGAGATTCGTGTGTTCAAATTACTTGGTATACACGAACAGGGACTGTTGGTTGACTTAACTGGTCAAGGAGAAGCAATCTCTGGTGGTGACCAAACTACTTTTCCTGTTAGTGGCGGATTTACCCTACAGACAAGTGGTAGCTGTCCTGGTGAATGGCGCTCAGAACAAAAAGGTGCCGAAGTAATTCAATCAGCATTCATTGGTTTTGATTTTGGTGAACATGAAATTGATACAACAAACATGCGATATGGTATCGACACATTCATTCGACAACACATCTCCAGAATCATAATTCAACAAGGATCCTTAGCCAAAAATAGAGCAACTAAAGTAAGGGTTGAGCGTTCTGATGATGGTGTTACTTGGTTTGGTGTTGATATAATTGACCTACCAGATGATGAGTTTGCACACGAAATTGCATTCAATACTTCAGCACCATCTCGTCGTTGGAGACTTCGACCAATAGAATTCAATGGTGGTGCTAGTGATTTTTGGATTGTTGTAAACCTTCAGTTGATTAGCCTTCATGAAACAACTCTTGAAAATATGCAAGATGACTTTGGGTTTATCGAGGCTCGTAATCGTGACTATGCAAGTCAAAGTATTTCACTTAAATCATCGTATGACTTGATTGACGTACAGACAGAATTCAATCGTTGGGGAGCTGGTCTTCCAACACAAACATTTTATTTCCAGGTACATTTTAATTCAGCAGCTGCTGCTTTGGGCCGTCCAGTTATTATTGGCGACATCTTTGAGGTACCAAGCGAGACACAATTCTCACCAACACTAGAACCAATTAAGAAGTTCGTTGAGGTAATAGATATTGGTTGGAGTACAGAAGGTTATACGCCAGGTTGGCAGCCATTGATTCAACGTGTTATCGCTGAGCCAGCAATCCCAAGAGAAGAGACACAAGATATCTTTGGTGACTTTGTACCACAGGTTGATGAGACTGGTTTCCTTGACATTGACACAAGTAAGTATCAAGACTTGACCGATGTTGATGCTAAGATTAAGGCCGCAGCAAATACAAATCTACCAGAGCGTGGTGAGGATACAACAAATATTGCTGAGATTCCTCAGAACCAAATCGATGCGGCGGCGGATCAAGGTATCAACATTGGAAAGCTTAGTGTCGATTCACAGGCACTATATGTTGAAGATGGCTTACCACCAAACGGTGCTCCATTCACTGAAGGTAAAGAGTTTCCTGAAAATCCGAAGGATGGTGACTACCATCGACTTACGTTTGATGACTTGTTTAACATCCCACCAAGATTATTCAGATTTTCGCTATCAAAGGGTCGTTTTATCTTCCTCGAGGTCGATCGTCGACAAGAGTTCAATGAGCAGAAGCCTATATTACAATCTTTCCTGAAGAGTCCTACAAAGGCTGATCCTGAAGATATTAAGAACTGTTAAGACTAAGATGAAAATACAAGAACTGTTTGAAGAGATTAAAAAGTATAGAGCAACTATTGACTTAAAATTTCCTGACCTTGAATTAGATGAACAACTTCCTGCAGCTCAGCAAGTTGCTGAATTACTTGCTAATCAGACTGGAGGGGAAGTTGAACATGTTGATGAATCTGATTTTTTTGGGGAAGACATAATACTTATTATTCTTGGTTTTGATATAAGAGAAAAAGCAGAAAAAATTTACAAAGCCATAAGAAGAGTAAACCGTGGCAAATTTCGATATGAAGTTATTGATATTGATTTAAGATGAAAACACAAGAACTGTTTGAAACGCTTGCACGAAAACGTCCTAACCGTGCGCTCCGTTTAAGGCTAAAAATAACTGATGGATTTACAGAAGAAGATGCAATGGCGACTGTACATGAGTTTGCAATTAGAGAGGGTGGATGGGTAGAACATACCACCTTTGGCGAAGGTGAATTTAGCATAGTATTTCGCCACTAGGTAAAAACGCTTCTCTACGAACTGTACCAATTCCCTTCCTCCGTTCAGGAGCAAGTTCAAAGCCAGTTATGTAAGCGCTCATTAGAGGTACTCGAGGCTGCTTGTTCTGAGTAAACGATGTCAAGATCGCAGCTGATACGCGGTCCTTGCTTCCATACTTAATATGAACAGGAATCAATGCCTTGTCTCGAGTATCAGTCTTACCAACTTCGACTTGAAGTCCTGCAAATATGGCCATGAACTGGATTATGTAATTCTGGATCTGAAAATTGTAAAAGTAGTTATTGAATGCCATGTTCTTATTTAGTCGTCTTTAAGGATATCACCGTATCGATGACCTTCCTCTCTATATGTTTCGTACTCCAATATTTTAAATCCTGGGCGCATACGACTTAGCCTTCGAAAATATTTTTTTGCTTGTTCCGCTTCTTCTATCGTTTTGAACTTTATGTGAAATTCACCCTCTGCGTGGACGTTAAACTCAGTTTCTACTTCTCCGCCTTGGCTCATTGCAAAATCATTTACAATTTCTGATGCATCTTGGTCTGTGAACTCGTCTGTTATTTTCAGTAACACGTAGAGAATTCCCTCGTCACTTCTTCCGAATTCAAACAATTCTTGTGTTTTCATCTTAGCGATTACTTCTCACTCCATACTAGATAAGTTAAAACAGCAAACCCTGGTCGCATACGACTTAACCTTCGGAAAGATTTTTTTGCTTGTTCTGCTTCCTCTTCTGTTTCAAACTTCATAAGGTATTGTCCGTCCCCAAGAGTCTCATCTACTAATTCTCCCCCTTGCCTTATCGCAAAGTCGTATACGATTGCTTCTGCGTCCTGTTCTGTGAACTCATCTGTTATTTTTAAGATAACAAGCAACATTCCCCAAACACTTGCAAACAACTCTTGTGTTTTCATCTAGTGGTAACTCCACAGCCCGTAATCTAATATTGTAAATCCTGGTCGCA